TGGTACTTACAAAGATGATGATAATCTAACTTACACCATTGATCGTCCAGTTACATTAAGTGTAGGCCCAAAAGGTGGCCCAGCCCTTACTCCTTACTTGATGACAGTTAATCCTGCAAACACACGCAACCTAAAGATCAACAAGGCCTTGGTTGTATGTGTAGCAAATACTGACAAAGAACTTGCTGACCAGTATAGTTCGGCAATGAGTGGTATCCAAGTTGCACCAGCTGGATTGAAGTTCTAATGCCAGCGGTACATCGTCTAGGTGATGAAAACGATGGCGGTGGAGTCATTGAAGATATACCTCAAGGTACAGTCTACGTTAATGACCAATTGGCCAGTATTGATGGTAGCAGTGTATCTGGGCACGGAATTGGGGAACATAGCGGTCCAGTTACTGCAAACGGCAGTGCTACTGTGTTTATCGGAGGCATTCCTGTAAATAGGCAAGGTGATGCTGATACATGTGGCGATGGGCGAGCCGAAGGTAGTCCGGATGTATTTGTAGGTCCTTAATTCTGAATCTCCCATAAATACATGGGAGATTTCATTATGTGTGATGCAAAAGCGCCTGCCGCAGGCAAACGATTAACAACTGAAAGCGGGGTAATTTATTATCCTAACGATGCTGAAGGACACGCCGCGGCCAAAGAAGACATGAATAAAACAATGGGGCCAGGCTCAGGTGAGGGACAACAACCACCACCCCCACAAGAAAATCCCAATCCACCAGAAGGATGTGAGAACTACGATAATTCAATGTGGGACAAGGCCTGTAGCAAGTATTTCAAATTTTCACACATGAAATACAAGCCAGTAGCAAATCCAGAAGCCAAGTTAACTGCAACTCAAGTAGCATGTAACTGGCAAAAACTATGTCAAAATGTACTTGACCCCATTGTTGATGCAGGTTTTAAAATTACCATTAGTTCGGGCTACCGTACACCAGAATTTGATCGATCGCTTGGCGCCAAAAACAGCATTGGAGATCATCCTTGCGGTCGTGCTACAGATATTCAAATATTAGGTCAAGGAGATCCTGCAGAAAAGGCAAAAGGTTTGTTCAAGCATATCGGTAAAAATATGAGCGGATCCTTTAGCCAGCTAATTTATGAAGGACGTTGGGTACATGTAGCACATGGTGGCAACAGTCCTGCAAGCGTAGCAGTACTAGTTGCTAGAACCGGGTCTGCACCTTATCAACAAGTTGGCGGTAAAGCTGGAACAAGCCTTCCGCCTGATCTTAAGTGGGCATAATGAAGTACGATGAACGTGCCCCTATAGAAAAACTCTGGTTCGATCTAACAGCCGCAATGATACGCAAGTACGGAGCATTACGAACAGCAGGCATACTTGCGGGCATATTAGCAAGACGTACCAAAGGCGATATTGATCTAAAATATGAATTAAAAAGACGTATTGAAGAAGCATAAGTAGCACACTATGGCAAATATTCCAGTTATTCCCGGCGTTAGTGTTGCAACCAAAGGCATCTTAAACAAGCCTATTAAAGATATCATTTGTGCCATCTTGTTCGGCGGTATCAACAACATGCTCAAGGGTCCGCTACTGTGTATTACCGCAGACCTTGACACATTGATTCAGGATAACTTTCCTGGAACTCCAAGCCTGGCTGATTTAAAGGGCGAACTTGCAGAAATCAAAGATCAACTAAAGGCAGCAGAAGCATTGTCTGGTATACCAGAAACACTGGCCAGAGTCAACGCTGCCATTGCTGAAGTGCAAAGTCTATTGGCCTTAGACGGGCTTTGTAAAATTCCTCTCAAAGCACCGCAAATACCAGATGTTGTTAGTCAGGTCATTGATGCTGAATTCAGAGAAATGGACGCAATCTTAAACGATTTAGGTAAATTAGCAAAGCCGTCAATTTGCTTGAATGGCGATGGTGGTCTAAGCACTGGCTCATATAAACCAGACAGTATCTTAGGCAGTATTCAAAAGCATTTAAACAAGATGGAAGATATTCCTGGGCAGAAACTTGATGCACTTAAGAAAAGACTACAAGGTGTAAAAAAGGCCTTAGACAAATCAATCAATCGACAACTGTTCCCAGACTTTCGCCACAAGCATGATTTAACAACTGGTCAGCCATGGAAGGCAGGTGGCGGCCCAGCATTAGCACCACCCCCACCAGCAGCCGCGATTGCCGCACTTGGACGTACAGCCGCTAACTACCCACCAGCTGATGCACCTAACTTAAAAAGTGCGACAGCAACAGCACAAACTCTAGTGGCTAGTGTAAAACAAACTGGCAGCTATCCCATCAAAGCTGACGGTATAACAAATGCCAATCCATGGCTACCCATGCTGGGACCTGAAGTTTACAGTTTAGCAGTCAACGCACTAACACCACAAGATCCGTTCTTTGCACAGGAAGAGCCGGTATATGACTATTGCGGTAAGCTAGTGGGCTATACATCTACTGTAATATCTGGAGTTCCAGAGTCCATTGGTGGCGATCCAACAGCTGACGCTGTACTTGAGCCTGTGCAAACCACATTTGAATTTTTATGGATACCAGATAGAAATTGTTGGGCAGTGACTGGTAAAGAAAGCGAACAATTGATAACAGTGGGTCGTGACGCTGGTCGCAAGGGAGTGTACCTAAACGCCAACCCTGAGATTGAATTGCGCAGAGGGTATGCACATACATTTAGTATTCCTTCTATAGCATTTATGGGCAGCGAAGTTGCTCCAGAGTTTTTTGTTTGCAAAGTTGGATCAGATCTAAAACCACTCAAGGTCAATGGACAAGTGATGCCATTCAATCAAGGACTTGCACGTTTAGAAACATATGAACTATTAGAAGATGCCAATGGATCGTTTAATACCGTATATGCAACTGAACGTAAAGGCGCATTTCCAACTGGCACTACACTGTACTTTGCAGCCGAGCAACGAGTTTATTCGGGGGAAACAGAACCTGCTAATCCCAACGAAGACACTTGGTGGTACAATCTTGTTTCATGTGATACCAAACGTTTTGTATTGAATAGAGATTCTAACAACGAAGTCGTTGACGGAACGGGCACATGGATTGATGTATCTGACGCAGACCGTGAAGCCAAGTGGTTTGGATCTTCAAACACATTTGGTGCACCAAATGCCGACTACCTGGCATACAGCAACCAGGCTGGCACAGTATTTGGCCTATTCAAATTCATCTAACAATATGAAAACCACTGGAATCGACACTGATTGGCAGTACAACTATGCTGACCATAAGTTTATATTACAAATTGATTCAGCAACTCGATCTTTAAATTTCAGAGAATCGTGTGTGCATCGAGCAAGAGACTTAGCTGATACGCTACCTAATCCTGTGTTGAGTTTAAGCGGCGGACTTGATAGTCAAATTGTCTTGCACTCGTTTTACGAGCAAGATATAAAGTTAGACTGTGTGTTTAGACACTTTCCTGGCTATAATGACAACGAGCTTGAAAACATTTCTGTACTACAGAAAAAATACAACTTTCATCTTACCACAGTAGAAGTTGACACCAACAAACTAAAAGACAGCATACTTGACGAATACCAAGAATCAGGAATCCCTCCAAATCAACTGCTGTACAAGTATTTCTGTTCTAAGTTGCCCAACGACTTGGACATAATACAAGGACTTGATGGCCCTAACATCTATCGTCATTCCAAAGATCATCAACTTTACTACATGGAGTCGTACAACTCTTTTGAGTTTGCTAGACGTAGAGCCATGGATCAGTTGGATCGTAAGGGTAAGTTTGTCTCATTTGAAAAAAACAGCAACATGTTGTTGTCTATACTAAATGAAGAAACAATGATGACTTTTTTGAACACTTACGATTACTTTTTTAACAATCAAGTAGAAGGCGTCAAAGTTATTGACCTGTGGGACGTTTACATAAAGCCTTACATTTACTTCAAGCACTGGCAACATGAGCTGGTGTACTTTCCCAAGTATCAAGGTCCCGAGGGAATAGAGTGGATCATTGACGGACCTAGACACGAATACACCAAGCGAATGATTTCTATTGAAGTTGGGGCTTTGATGCAACACTTGACATCTGGTGATTCACCACAACAGTTTGTATCAAATTAGTGGATAAACCCCGGTTGACCTGCAGACCAAATAAATATATAATACAAGTTATTGCTGTATGAAGCGATGTAAAATAAGTTCAAGACGCGGGGGCAGTGCCCGCCAGGTCCACCATAAAACACATTAGAGTCACTGGTCAAGTCAAGTTGTAGTTTAGTGAAAAACGCTAGTGTGTTTTATAATGGGCCTGACACAGGATCGATTGGGCAAAGAGTAACAGAGTGGACAGCTCGGCAATGTAGAAGCCGTTAGGATTGGGGTAACCCGGTCGAAGAAGCAAAACAAAGTAAACGCAAACGACTCACAGTTCGCATTAGTGGCCTAAACTCCGCTTAGGGTAAGACATACCTCGTAACAGAAACTCAAAACCCGCTTCGGCGGGTTTTCCTTTTATGATAAACTATATCTATTGACATTGTATTAGGTAACAGCTATAATAAATTCATACAGCACATATCGTTGTACAAAGAAAGATTTATATCATGAAAAAAATTTTACTGTTTGTTGCGGCCTTGGTATGTAGCATTGCAATCAAGGCAAACCCCATCAACATTTACTACACAGTTGGCGTTGGTCCCAGCTTTGGTCTAATACCA